CAGTAACAGTTATTGAGTAAGTATTATACACTGACTCTGACCTAGGTCTATAATAGTTATTAGTTCTAGGATACATTTGGGCGTTACTAAAAGAATGTGAAGGTCTTCTATGCCCTTTTAATGTTTCTTTATACCACCCATCGATAAGACCACTTATATTTCTTGGATTGATTGCCTTTATTTCTTTTGATGTAGAAGTAGATCCACCATATAATGTATTTGCTCCACCATCACAAGTTCTATCATCAAACAACCCACCATTAACATTGAATGTTATGTCATTTTCATAGGAATTATTCTGTATAAATCCCAACACATCACTATTAGTAAATCTTTCTTTACCTGTGGCCAACAATGCTGCAATACCACAAACCTGCGGTGATGCCATACTAGTTCCACTGATTGGATATCTCCAATTATCACCACCATATTTGCTATCAGGATATCCAGCACCATTTAATCCTGATGCAGAATAAATGTTACTTGGATCTGGCCAAGCACTGTGAATCATATGTCCGGGTGCCCAAACATCAATCAATGGTCCAAAATTAGAAAAGTCTGACTTGCTAAAATTAGATAGATTTGAAATAGAACCTACAGTAATACAACCTTTAGCATTAGCTGGGGAAAATCCTCTATTATGATAAACTGTATATGTTCCGCTATAAGGACTTGGAAGAAAGAATGTAACAGAATTATTCCAATCAGTATATTCTGGTGCTGTTGGATCTGCGTGTATACTATACTGATCATTATTACCAGCAGCTGCGATACAAACTACCCCATCTTCAATAGCATCTTCCATGTCATATCTTGACGCAGTGCTATCCAAATTATATCTAAATTGGGTTGAACCTACACCAAAATCTTTATGGATTCCATCCATTGTCCATCCACTAGGACCAGGATTGCCGCTGTTATATGTAACACCACGAACTATAATATCCCGTATATCATTCACATTTAAAGATCTTTCAAAAAATGAATATATGTTGGAACTAGATCCCCAACTATGATTTGTTACTGTAGGATTTTTTTTACCTGTTAGAGGATTTATTGGTTTGTGTCGGTGGAATGCTCTCAAATAATCAAATACTAATCTAGATGATAGAGAAGTTCCGAAACCACTGCCGAGGTTTACATGTAAACTATAAATGTTTGCTTCTCTTGCCCATCCATACCATTGTCCTGCTACTGTTCCAGCAACGTGTGTGCCGTGAAATGTTGTGTTAACAGAATTGGGATGATATGGATATGTTCCTGAAGGAAGTGACATACCATCATCATCTATACTACTAACATAACCATTTAACTCACCAAACCAATCATATTGTACAAACCTACTTTGCCCTGTAGTAGGACTTTTCCATTCATCACAATCATATGAAACTGGTTGATCAACAATAACTACATCAACGTGTTTTCCATCTGCAAAAATTTCAACATTATCAGTAACATTTTTGAGGTTATCATGTCCCCACGATCCCTTTCTTCTTTCAGCAGTGCTCCCAGAAGAATGTAAATGTCCCCACTGTCTTTCATTATTATCATGATTATTTGCAAAAGATGATTTCTCAAAATCCCCAGCAAATCCATATGGAGTATTATTAACTTCATCATAAAAAGGTATGATTTCTCTTATTGGATCATCATCTTCATTAATTTCAACAGCAGCAACCCTAGAATCATTTCGTATATCTTCTGCTTGAGTACTATTCATATAGTACTCGGTACTTCTACTAATAGGACGTTTCAAATGGAGTTGATATCCATCCGATTCCATATCAGAATAAAAACTTTCTAAATCAGATTTATTTTCAAGTGTGACAACATATACCTTACTATCGGAATGATCGTATAGTCCCATGTTACACCTCTAATTGAACATATGTTAAAGTTACTGCAATAGCTGCTGCACTACTACCTTTATTAACTACCTTTGCATATATGTTAGTAGATGGTGTTGCGTCATTATTCCATCCAATAGTACCGGGAGTAATAATTTGTGTAGCACCATCAGATGTAATAATTTCTGCAAGTACACCTGAACCTGGAAGTGGATCTGTTGTTTCAGTTCTACTAGAATCAGCAGTTCTACTAGAACTATCAGTGTAAAGAGTTACCCATGCTGCATGAGATGTTTGTATTTTTAATAAACTAAATGATTTTGCTGCAGTAATTGTTATATCTGCAGCTACGCCATTAGCGATTGTTGTTGTGGTTGCAGTGGCCGTTCCTCGACCAGCACCACCACCAGCAGTAGCATCTATAGTGTTAGTGGCATCATTGTATGCAAAACTAATTCCGGAGTGTGCTCCGTTAGTAAATAATTCACTAGCTGCATCTTGAGCATTTTCGTCTGTATACGACGATCCACCGCCTCCTCCTCCACCAGAACCACTACCAGTTGATTGCCAACTAGATCCGTTCCATGACCAAGTTAACCCTCCATCTGTGTGGGTGAATGAACCGTCTGTTAGTTGACCAGCGGTATCTGGGAATAGAATTGCCATTTTAAGATATCTCCGTATAGTTATTTATTTTTAATATGATTCTTCTATACTTAATTGACTAGTAGCAACAGTTCCTGTTGTTCTAGAACCAGCAATATCCAATTCTAATTTAAGTTTATAAGTAACAGTAACTCCGGTTGATTGTCCGTGAGCGTCTACAAAATTAAACGCCATTGGACTATTTGGAGAACCATCTGTCCACACTTTACATAATTGTGTAGCAGTTCCGCTAACATCCCTTTCCAGGATTACATATCCTTCAGCAACTGCAGTTCCGGTAAGATGTCCAAGAACAATACTAATTTTAATTTTTGTTAAAGATGTTACATCTAAACTTGCTGAAAAAGTACCATTAGTATCGGCAAAATAATTACCTGTAGCAGCAGTAACAGCACCAGTATTAGTTCTGACATCCGTTGCCGGTATTAGTGCTGCTAATGGAGGTGATGCATCTACCCAAGAAGATGGATTAACACCGTTATCATAGTAGACTTTTAATCTGCCTGAATCACTCTCCCACCATAAATCTCCACCACTCGCACCGCCAGGAGCGTCATCAGAAACTGTTACACTAGCACCACTACCGGAACCCCAAACTAATTGACCATTACCATCCGTCTGTAATGATTGTCCTGATGTTCCATCCGCAGTAACAAATTTTAGAGCGCCATTAATCTTTCCGTCTTTATCGACATAAAAATTATTAGTACCGGAAGTTTTTAAATATAAACCACCACCAGTAGAAGAATGGTTGATTATTAATTCACCAGTCTTATCAAAATTAATACCGTAATCATTTGCAAGACCATTAGAAAAAGATCCTACAGAAACATCATTTGTAAAAAGAACTTTACCAGCGGTAATACCTAAATTATCTGATGATATTTTAGAAGTAATAGTATTTACTTTTATCGAACCAACAGTAACATCATGCGATGTTACACCACCACGACCAGTTACTGAATCTAACGTATCAGTTTCTGAATATGTAGATATGTAGTTTTGAGCACTATGATCACCCCATCCATATGCAGTATCCCATTCTGTATTATTATAATTAGTAGGAGTTAGAGTTTTTGTAGTCTGACCAAGAGTAAGAGTAATAGAATCTTGGGGACCAAGATTGGTGATGTTTAATCCGTTAACAAAGGTCTGATTTACTCTTGCATCAATAGCGGTATTTACTCTACTATCTGTATAATATAAATTTGTTCCTTCTAAAATAGAAGATGTGGAAAACTCATTGAATGCGAGATCAATTGATAAAGATCCATTGGCATCATCATAAGTAACCGCAGTTCCAACACCACCTTGCACCAAGGCAGCAATTCTGTCATCAACTTTTTCATCGAAGGTGACATCAATATCATTAACATCAGAAGCAAGATTATTAATTTCTTGCCTTTGTTGGTCAATAGTATATGTAATTGGTACGTTTCTTAATGGCATGATACCAGACTATTCCTCTATTTTAGTATTTAGTATGATCAAGCAGCACGATACGTGATACTGAATGCATAGTATGCACCATCTGCTGTAGGTAAGGCTTCGCTTGTAGCATTATCTCTAACCGCTAGGAACGATAGGTTAGTAGTTCCTATATCAGTCATGCAAATAACATAGTTGTGGTTTCCTGCTATCGGAGCATTATAAAGTCTTACTGCACCTACGGCATATCCAGCGCCATCCCCTGTACTGTGTGAAGCATATGGTAAATTGTTAATAATCAATGCACTACCGCCATTACTACTATCAATTTGAATCTGTCCCATTACAGTTATAAGATTGCCAATTCTTGTCCATTGTAATTTATTACCAGAAACATTCAAAGTAATGCTATTGTCGCAAGTTGCGGTAAATTCACCATCGAGATAAGTCTTGAGTACTGCATTTGTAGCACCTGTTGGTAAAGTACCTGATGCTATACCAAGTTTGAGTCCACCAGTTGGACCAAAAGCAATTTCATCAAAAACACACATTGGGGACTGGAAAGAGATCGTAGCAGCAGAGTCTGTTGAACCAATGACCAGTGCTGATCCAGGAGTGACTGGATCAATGATTTGTGTTGTTAACTTTTTCGTATCATCATTAAGAGAAAGATCGCCAAAAAACACAGAGTTGCCGTCATCATCAATAGTGACAATTTCTGAACTGTTATCAGCTTTACGAAGTTGAAGTCCGTTAGTTCCACCATAGAAGTATGATCTTGTTGCATCAACTTGTAATACGTTATGTCCAGCGCCAGTTATAAAAGTATTTGTGTTAGGGAGGTCGAGGTTATCCCCAAATGAGACCGAACCAGTCGAAGTGATGCTATCCGCAGTGATGCTGCCGTCCGAACCTTTTAAAACTATGCTAGTACCACTGACATTTTTAAGGATTAACCTAGTATCAGAAGTTCCAGATCTATACAAACCACCAATATTTGTACTACCATTTTTAACTTCAAAGGCGTAAGTATTGTTTGCAGTTGTGCTTGTTACTGTACCAGATGCAGCAACGGTGCCATCAATATCAACGTTGCCATCAATATCAACGTTGCCATCAATATCAACACTGTCAGTGATATCTAAAGTTGGGTTTACAGCACCTTGATAATAGAATCTAGTTCCGCCAAAAGGACTAAAGATTACTTGATCTTCGTATTGAGTGTTTGCAGTATCAAACCATCTGACATGGAAACCGCTTTCACTCTCTAGCCTTAATTCTGAAGATGCGTTATCGTAGTAGAGATCAGCATCTTCGTTAGTACCAAAGTAAATAGGTCTGCCATCTTTCATATGTAGAGAGGTTGGCTCTACATCTTCAAACAGTGCGTTACCTGTATTGAATATCGAGAAAGTAGGAGTACTTGCATTGCTTAAAATAGAATCGCCTTTGACCATTCCAGCAAATGTGGCAGCACCAGTAGCATCGATTTCTGATGTGATTCCAGCAGTTCCAGTCTGTCTACCTCTCCAGAGAGAACTTCCACTGCTATTAGAAATATAAATCTGTCCACCATTAGTGATAGTTATTCCATCATTAGTTGATGTCTCGCTAATACCACCGCCAGGAAAATAAGTAATGGGATATGTACTGAAACCGTATGGTACATACATTGATCCACCAAAGATCGCTTCAGTAACCATCTGACCAGGGGTTATCTGATCCGCAGTTTTTAAATATAATGCACCATCTGAAGAATGTAATTCATTACCAACTTCAAGGTCTCCTAAAACTGATACTCCAGCATTAGTGGTTACAAGTCTTTCTTGTGATCCATTAGGTCCTGAAGTTGTTACAAATGACAGAGAAACGTCGCCAGCAACCGCATCACTATCAATTAATTTAGATCCCAGTTGAGATCTTGTTAGAACAGATCCAAAGGTGGAGCTCATAATTACATCATCATCTGCCGCAATATAAACGTTTTTTCCACTATTTTGAGCACGAAGTTCTAAATCCTCAACTGCGGATACAACAAGGTCGGATTGCTCATTGAAAATCGTTCCAGCAGTATCAATACTAACAGTGCCACTAAATGTTACATCGGCAGTAAATGTTTTATCCCCACCAAATGTCTGTACGCCATCAACAGCGGTATCCAAATCTACTGCTATTTCATTAACCTCTTGACGCTGCTCTTCTAGCGTAAAACTCTTTGGTACGTTTCTTAATGTCATTTGATTAGCTGCTTAAGGAGGGACTTGATTTCGGACATTTCTTCCTTCAAAGTATTTAGTTCCGAGACTACATTTTTAAATTCATTGGAAAAAGATTTACGTGTATTTTTAGGGGCAGTTGAAACAATTGCCCCTGTAGTTACATCTCTGACAAATCCATCTTGACCTTCAACTTTGATATAACGTTGCATATCAGAATGAAGCTACTGCTCGTAGATCCTGAATCTTGGGAATATATGCAGGGTCATCCGTCTTCATAACAATCTTAATAGCAAAGGAAGAGAATTCTGTTAAGTCCTCTTCACTGTATCTCAATTCTTGATAAGAAGATTGCTTCTCAAATTGACCGGAGATACTATTTTCTGACGTAGCAATATCATTGGATTGGTCAGAATCTCCAGTACCATTAAAATATTCCCAGTTAATATCATCAAAGTTTTGCTGTGACGCTGCAGGTTTGATCTTATAGAATACTTTAACATTTTCTACATCTTGGACATTTAATGTTAAGTAAACATTAATAGAAGATGCGGGATTATTAATAAAGATTTCTTTAGTGACATATTTTGAAGCACCAGAAGTATTGACAGAACCATTTTCTGCAACGTAGTCAACGCCTTGACTAAATGACATGTCACTAACTTCTGCAAATTTAGTGGTTTCAAAAGATGATCCATCAAAGTCAAGTAAATCACCTACCCTGAAAATATCAGTAACTTGATCTGATGTCTGACTTTGCCTTGCATAATCACTACCCAAAGTAATTTTATTTGTGAAGTTATTATTAATGGGTTGCTTATCATTTTCTAGAGTTAAAATTTTAGTTTTAGAGTCCCAAGAAATTACCTTACCACTAATTTTATTTTCATATTTTTCGCTTCTAATGGATGGGTTGATAGAATTTACAGTTGCTCCAACAACAAAAGTAGGTACTTGTTCAAAAACACCGGTATTAGCAACAGTAACAGTAAATGTTTCATAATCTCCGCCGCTAGCAGATTGGGTACTAAAGAATAACTCTTCTCCTACTGTAAACTGCAGGGAATTTTTAATTTTAACATAAACATCATTATTAATAATCCTCAAGACTTCAGATTCTGCTCCTGATGTTTGTCCAGTAACATTTTGTCCGAGAGATACTGCAATATCATCACCACCAACGCCATCGTTGTTACCAGCAACTTCAAACTTGTATATTGGATATACTTTAACAACTTGATACTTTTTACCAAATCTATCTTCAGAACCTGTGGCATTGTCTACACGGTTAGATATAGTTTTTACCGATGCAGCGCGTAAATCAATAACAGGAGAAAGATGAGAAAATTCTGAAGAAAGATTAATTTTATATTGTAAAGAATTGCCAGTATCATTTACAACTTCATTAATACTCGAAGCAATCATTTTCTGATTTAAGAAATATTGCTCCTCATTCAAGAAAGTAGTCTCCATAGGAGTAACATCGTATGAGGCATAAGTTGATGTAGAAGAATCTACTGGAATTACATTTGTAGTCCTAACAAAACTATCAATCTTTGTGTTTGATAACTGTAAATATGGAATTTGTGCATAAAGTTTCTCGTACTTTCTATTATAAGATGCAAGAATACTATTTCCTCCACCTAATCCAGTAGCAGCTGCCCTGGAAGGACCAACAATAGTATAAGTATCAATACCAGAATTAGCAACAGTATATAAGGATGATTCAATATCAATTTCGTTATACCCAGCAAAGTCATCTACACCACGGAAGAATACTTTGGAATTACCCAAACCTTCAAATCCATGATCTCTATGATAAACCTTAACAATATTGCTGTTGTTTTTAAACAATGCAGATGTTGCTGTACTATTAGCTAATGCATAAGTTTCAAATGCATCTGATTCTAATTTCTCGAATCCGATATCAGCGTTAGTAATATTTAATTCTGCAACTCTAGAGATATCAAATTCTGCTCTATGAATACTGAACTTAATGTCTTCAAATAAATCTTCACTCCAGTTATCAGTGTTTTGTGACTTGAATACAGATCCAAGCAGAGGTTGAGCATTCACAACTAAACCAGAAGAAATATCAGTCTCTCCTAATCGTGAAGCCCAGATTTCATATTCGGTATCATCACACTCAATATTGATTGCGTATTCGGTATTATTCTGCAAGTATACCGGGTAATCAAAATTGAATCTGGTAGGCGTTGTAGATCTAACAGAATCTCCTGTATCAGAAGCAATACCCATTCTTACTGCAGGTTCATCTATAATAAGTTTAGACTCGATGATAGCGCCTGTAGCACCGTTTCCAGAACCTCTAACCACAATAGAAGGTGGTTCTGTATATCCTCTGCCACCTAAAGCAACTGCTGCATAGTAAATCTGACCGTTAGAAACTTTTACAGAACCTGTAGAGGTACTTCCTCCAGGAAGTTGAGGACTTTCTACGGTGATAGTAGCACCTTCGTATCCGGAACCTAAAGTAGTAACATTAAGGGCACTAACTTTGCCAGAGTCTTTTGCGATCTTTAATCCAATAGTAGCATTATTAGAATTATTGAATTGAGTAACTGAAGTAAGAACTATATCTTCATTAGCAAAGAATGAACTACCATTATGGTTACTTAATACAAAAGTGTATACTTGCTCATTTGTAATATCAATTTCTCCATTACTTGATGCTACCACCTCAAAATTATTCTTATCTAATACTTTCGCGATAGGACCAGAAGCAAGAGACCTTGAACCAGTAACATACTCTCCAATATTGATGGTGATATTACCAGAAGAGAATACCTTAAGTAAGGTATCAGGATATAAAGTAACTTGTGAACCAGGCAGAATATACTTACTTGGTTTCTCGCTCTCAATATTAGTCAGATAGACTCTTAAAGGAATAGTAGAACTTTTCTTGGAGAAAAACAGATCTATTGCAGTAGCAAACATACCACCATCAAAGTTCTCTACTCTGAAAGTTTGGGCAAGAGGATTCGGTCTAGATTTGTTTTCAGTGTTACTATCAATTGTCTGAACGCCTTCATTTGCCTTGAAAATGGCGGGGGCAGTTGAGATAATAGAAGCAGGATTCTCCGGGAGAATACCGGTTGCATAGAACTTAACTTCTGCGTAACTATCTACAGAATCTTTATCACTATCAGTTGAACTAGTTGTAAATCTAATGTTCTTGGCACCGGTAGAGAAGTATAGTTCTTCTGTTGTAGTATCATACTGCATGGTGTTGACATCACCTGTCCATGATGTATTCATTTTTGGAGCAAGACCTGCAGGTATTAAAATAATTCCACTTGCATTGCCATATTCATCAGTAGTTAAAGAACTATTAAATGTGGTTGACGAGTTTCCTGCAATCCCAGTAAATCTGGAGTCTGGATTGACCCAACGCCCAATAGATTTTTTATCCATGAAGACATACAATTGTGTCTTGGGTTTTAATCTCTTAAGAACAAACTTGACCGGGATTGACCTTGCGAAAAATCTCAACGAGTTAGCAACATTAGTCCCATTAATTGTTTTATAACCTACCCCTTTAGCAATTTCATTGTTTTGGGGACTTACATTAGAAGAACTCGAAACACTAGCAGAGTTTACTGTTGATTTAGAAATATCGCTATTGCTCTCACCAAAACTGTTAATATTATAGAAAGTCTTGTTAACACCAACCCAATTAATAATAAAGGAATTATAAATGCTGGCAAATGCCGATCTAACATCTGACTTGCCAAGGAAAACAGAAAACAGGTTAGTATTGTTTTCAGTTACTAATGGAGCAACCGTTGTGTTATACCATTGATCGATATTAGGAATTAATGCAGCGTCGCCTACGTATTGTAAAATAACAAATGGGTTTGGATTAATAGTTTTAGTTGCAAATTGATTAGAAGCATAAGAAACATTACTGTATGGCAATGTAATTACGTCGTTAGAATTTTTATATCCTGACAATGATCTTTGATCTTCGCGACTATTAATTTCTACAAGAGTGAAATTATCTTCTTTAGATTGTGGACGTAAAACAGATTGCTGCGGATCAATAGCACACAAGTAATCTAAAGACTTGACATTACCAACTTGATGAGTTTCAAAATTGTCAACCACAAAACCACTCTTTGTTTTGTCAATACCCAAAACATCTTTTACTTGCATGTTTAGTGCTTGCTGCTCAAGAATGCTCAACGTAGTGTAATACTCAAGACGCTCAATACGCTTCTCCAGTTTACCAATGTCCTTCATCGTATATCTACGATTATCGACAGGAATAATCCTTACATCTTTACTTGACTTGGTAAACGCAGGAATATAAACATAATACAGAGGAATACCATCTTCAATAATTTCTGGTTTTGATGGGTTCAGTGAAGAGTTTCCAGTTTTAGTTAAAAACTCTCCTTTTTTATTCAAGAATATACCATCAATTCTATCCAGATATTGAGACTCACTAAACTTCATCGTGTATGGAAGCAGTCTGCTAGATGAAGGAGTACTTGAAACAGAACCACCATCACCAATAAAACTGATATAATCTGCTTGTGATAGTAATGAAGTATCTTGGAAACCAGTAATAATTGTATTGGAATCAACTTTAGGTCTAAAGTCAATAACATTTTTAAGATTTACAATACCGTATACAGTACTATTGAATGAAGGAATTTTATCTGCAGGTACACCCGCTTCATGTATATAAGAATCAACGGTACAAAAATCTCCTTGAGAATGTTGGAAATAGTCAAAGGCAACAACTAGTTGACCTGAAGGAGTAGAGAATCCAGGCTTCAATACAATTCTAGAAATATCATAGAATGTTTCTCTTTGACCATCGTCAAAAGTGAAGTGGTTTGTGATATCTGTACCAACAACTAAATTACCATTTACATCAACTGTTGGTGGCGAAGATGCAGAACCTTCGTAGATATACTTAATAGCATAAACATCGGAATAACTGAATGACTCGGTACTCTCATCATCGTAGTTAATTCCTCTTAAAGGAATAACTCTATCACCAGATGTTCTGATAACAATTCTTCTATCTGGAATAGATGTTTTTAACTTTGGTCTACCTTTTGAAATTTGAATTGTAGCAGTTAATTTTAATTTGGGGAAGTTAGAAACATTTGATCCGAAATAATTACTCGGGAATCCAATAGTAATACTACCAGATGATAATCCAGAAGTTTGATCAGTAGTATTTAAAATATTTACATACTCTGGTCTCAAGAAAACGACATCGCCAGTTTCTACTTTATCAGAATCGCCTTTATCTAAAACGGTAACAACAAAATCTTTTTCATTGAACTCAACAAATCTTTGAGTACCAAAATCTAACTGTGCAGCAAATGTAATAGTACCACCACTACTAGATCCAGTAGCTACAAAATCTCTTCTTGTGTAATATTCAATTTTAGTATCTTCTGTAGTACTAATTAAACTACTTACTTCCTTACTTCCGGTAGGAAATACTAATGAAGAAATAGCAGAATTATTAATAGTAGGACGTAATCTTACTACTGAAGATGCACTTACGCTTTCTGGAAGAGCTCCGTTTAAATAAATTCTTGATTTAGTAGTGCCTTGACCGTCTGTTGCATAATCAACAATAAATTTATGAATGGTCCCTGTAGAATCACTGAATTGGATGGCATCTCCTTGAACTAGAAATGCTCCAGCACTTACGCCAAATCCAGTGCATTCTAGGAATTTATAACCTTTGGTTCCAGAGAAAGTAAATTGTGTTACTGGTGTAGATGTTGCATAAGTAGGATCAACTGTTTCTATATCTGCAGTAAATACATTGCCCGAACCATAAACAGAATATAATGATTTAACGTTATTAGCAGAAAAATTAAGAACTGTGTTTTTAAACAGCACTGGCAAAACTTGTGCTTCAATAGTATAAGATCCGGTAAATTCAATTACCGGGGGAGATACGTAATCCAAAGAAACTGCATCTCTATTTACAATCTCTACTTTGTATAGAGTTCCGCCACTAACACCCACAGAAATATCTGATGACTGATATGAACCAACAAAGACTTCTGATGGTTCATATTGAACTCCATCGATGGAAATTTTTGCAGTATTTGAATATCCGGTTCCTTGACGTGATACGACAAAGTGAGAAATAGTATTTTCTTTAGCAATTCTTAAAATACCACCTTCTTCGTTGGTAATTGTTTCTCCAGATTTAAAATTACCATACAAAGTTTTTACATATAAACTTCTGCCCGAAGATAGGAATCCATTACTATTACCTTCAATTACTCCGTAAGCACCACTTTCAGAACCAACAATATATTTACCAGGACTAAAGTCTGATGTAATTAAAGAGTCAACTAATAACCTAGTAAAAAATACTGGGTTGAAATATGCGAGATTGAAGATACCATTATAAGTAGATTCTCCTGAAGACAACCTTCCTTTAGAAATAACTACATCTGTATCAGGATTGAATCCCGTTGCATTTTTTAAAAGAGTAAAATCTTTTGGTTTTGCTACGCCAACTAACGGAGTGATAGTCTGATCATAGTCAACAATAAATCCAATCTCATTAATTTCTTGTTGGGCATCGGATTCTGTTTTGTAAAGAAGTCTTCTTCTCGTACTTACATTATCATCATACTCAATAAAAATAGTTTCTAAATAATCTTTTCTTCCAGCAACAGTTAGTTGTAAGAATTGAGCATTAACATCACCTACTTCTGGTCTTGTTACTTTTGCATATGAAATAGTCTCTACACTCTTTACTGTAGATACAGCATTGGTAGATGTTCTTGTGTTAACAAAATAAATGTTCTTAAGGTCTGCACGATCTGAAGGAGTATTAGGTTCAATACTCGATTCGTCAATCAGACCAAGATCTAAATCTGAAAACAAGTAAATTGTTTTGATTGCATCATCTTTACCAAAAGACTTACCTCTTCTTTCTAAAGTCTGTAGATAATTAGTAGAAGATTCTAAATTATTTGCTCCAATAGTTCCATCATTATATACTGAATTCAGGAAAATTGTTGGATATGCAGTAAGTTCAGAACCTTCTGCATTAAGTGGTACACTGTTATAAACATTAGTAATATTAAAACTAGCAAGACTATTGGTTTTAATACTAATGTTATCTCTAACTAATGTATCTCTTGCTTTATCTAATTCTAAATATTTTGTTTCCTTATTAACAATTTCATATCCACGGACATATGCTTTTCCAGGACCAACAGAAACTGTTAGTTTTTCTGATGCTTCTGATGGTGTTAAACCATTAACATTTCCATCAACACCTAATGAATAAATTCCTAAATTGCCATCCTGCTGATAATACTCTCGGATTTCAGCATCAAAATTATCAACAATATAATCACCAGACTCATCGTATGTTCTTCTTGCTAAAGTCTCTTCTATCAGACTATAATCAACTTTTCTTACCTGACGCTCTACAACACCATTTTTGATGGAAAGCAGTTGAATAAAATTCTTATCGGGAGTTTGGTTATACTCGTATTTTACAAGTTCTAATTGAATTTGTAATCTATGTGCTCCTGGGGATGCAAAATTAGAAGATCCCGCAGCATTATCATATAAACTAGAATCTTTTTCTGGTGTTACTACAGACTCAAATACATTAAAACCAACTTTTATTGATGGTGTTTGGGTATATCCAGAAACAAGAATAAGACCAGCATCATTGCGAACAAAAAATCCATTGACAAAGTAGATACCTTCTTCTACTTTAACAGCAGAACCATATCCCATGGCAGGACTAGTAACAAACGTCACCTCTCCTGTGTCTGGATTAGTTACAGAAATACTTGTAGGTAGAACACTGCCATCAGTACCAACAACAAGCAGAGGGCTATTAACGCCATCGACAATTTCCAGAGTTTCGCCTTGACGGAATGTTTCTTCGTCTCCGCCATCACCTGCTGTAAGATACTTAACATAAATTGTGTCATTACTATTGTCTGTCGCTTTAGTTATAGCAAGAACTAAAGCAGACACTCCAGAAGATAATCCAGAAATTTTCTGTCCAACTAAATCAGAAATATCATATTTCTGATACACAATTTCGCCATCAATACTGATAGCAACTTCGGAAACTGATGATAGTTTTACAAAATCTAATTTTGTATTCAGACCAATCTCACCAGGAATAACCAGATCTCCCTGCTTAAACTGATGTTTGCCATAATTTTCAATCTGATTCTGTAGAATCGATTGAATACTATTCAACTCCCTACCCTGAATAGGGTAAGAAGGTCTGAATAATACCTTATAGAAGTCTTTCCCCGAATCGTAGTCGTCAAAATAGGGAATAGAATTAAGATTAGTCTTCTGTGGCATTGTAATATACTACCGTCTGGTTGGAATTTAATTAATAAATCAGAACTCGATGACTAATTTGATATCCTCAATTTGATCAGCCGCTCTGGTAATTAGTCTTCTGTTCTCTATGTATATGAGATCACCAGAGTTATTTTGAATTTCTGGATTTGCTATACCATCTACAAAAATAGAACCAACTAATTGAGTTCCGTCCGCAAGAGCAACGTCAACCGTTCCTGCTGAACCAGAACCAGAACCATCAATGGTGTTAGAAGCATTGGGTTCAAATGCTCTTACAACCCCAGTGTCTTTATGTAAGGTAGGTGTTTGAATATACTTAAGAACGCCGCTTCCAGGGGTTGCGGGAGTAGGTGCAGGACTTCCAGCATCAAGAGTCCAAGAAACTACAGTACCATGGGCAGTACCACCACTCACAGTTTGACTGATCGCTTCGTCAGAAATATAATTTCCTGTTGCTCCAGTAACTTTAACCGCTTTTAATCCATTTAAAGTATCTGCAGTCGCAAACGTAGTAGATCCAAACTCATAAGGATCTTTGATAATACCGATACGGCGGAAATCATTATCTACAGGGAAGTCGCCAGCATTCTCGATGAAAGTGAGACGAATATTTGTCATAACTCTTTTGGAGTTAAGTTCCATCTCAAAGTCAGAACCATGTCCGCCTTGTGGGGGCAATACAGGATCTAATGCAGGAGTATCAGTTGCTGTTACTGTTTCTGAAACTGTCAGTGCGCTATCGGAGAATAATCCAATTGCTTCTGTACTTCCGGCAGTACCTAAAGGAACACCGGTAACGAAAGGAATAGATGCATAAGTATAACCAGATCCTGGTGCGATTACTTTAGCAGCAGTAACTACTCCTCCACCGACTGTAACTTCCGCTACACCACCTGCACCATCTCCTACTACCGGAGCAAAGAATGTACCCGATACAGGAGCAGTGAGGGTGCCTGGGTTGCTGATTAAAGCAATATCCAAAGCACCATTAGTTGCAGCTGCTTCAGTTGCTACTCTAGATGTTTCTCCATCAGCATTGATTGGCATAAAATCAGTAGACAAGAATGCCAATACATCATCGGTTGGGATGGTGTACATGTACTTCCAGACGTAAGAATCGTCAGGAGCAGTGAAAATGCCGTTCGTGTAAGAACCTAAACCAGCTTGAGGGTTTGTTCTGGGTTCGTGCTGAATATTAACACCAGATGGGTTTGCTACCGATTCTCCATTATAGAGGCACTTGAATACCTCATAAGATTGATTCATAATGTAGAATTTGGCATTACCAATGGAGGTTGCTCCTAATGATGCCGTTTTGCCAATCTGTCCGCCACCAGCTGGGGTAGCGAAATAATCAGGTTTCCACATATCAAACTTGGGATTGTTAATAATATCCCAGTTATAACGTCTTACAACGTGTCTTGCATAAGAACTTGTGATTCTTTTAGCAGCAATAATATCACTATAGATACCAAATTTTTCGGTTTGGTTATCGAGAGGAACAGGAGGAATATTTTCTGTAGAGAATCTGTATACTCCAGTTGTTGCTGTTACTGATTTGTTTGCATTGGTTGTCTGATTATAACCCGTTAACGTCGAACCAAGAGCAGGAGCGTCAGTAACTAAAGGACCGATGCTAGCAAGAAGAAGAGAATTGTCAAGAACTTTAGTTACAGTTGCTTTGAATGTAGCTCCTGCCCAAGACGCACCAACATAGACTCCATCGCCAACAGCAAACGAGTCTGCTCCGTCTGCTGAATAAATTTCTAGATAAGACTCCCATGCCTGGGGTCTACCAACAAAGAAGTACATTCGACTCCTTTCACTGCCAGTGTCACTAGAACCTTCTGACAGGGATTCTAGGAACTGCTTTGCATTAAAAATTCTGAACTTTTCCGAGATAATAGCAGCCATTGAGAGTAAGGTTACGGGTTGATTTCTGTGTTATTTATATTTATACTGCTTAACCAGCAGTTTAATTACGTAGTTGTTTCAATACCAATAGTTCTCAAAATAGAACCAGCGGGATGGTCAACTTCGGTTGTTCCATTAAGTGCTCTAGTTATACCAGATAATCTATCATTACTAACTTTAGAAGTATAAGAAATAATTTCTTTTCCTATAAGTAATTTTCCTGATGGAGGGAAATTAGTAGTATCTGGGATATCAATTTGTAAAGTATTTCCAATTAATAAATCAGCATCTAGATATGAACCAAGTTCTTGGATAGATGGAATTGCGAAGTTCAATACTCTACCAGTAGTTGAAATATTGCTATCAGTAATAGCATAATTTTGTATCCAGGTATCATTACCATCATCAATAGATTTAAATTCACTGAAAGTTGTATCTAACTGTTCTAATGTAATTCCAGAAACATTTGCATAACCAACATCAATATATAGAGACTCAATAAAATCTCTTACTGATTTTCCAGGTAGATAATGACTATACAAGAATTCTGTATCACCCATCGGACTATTATTAAGATCCAAAACACCAGTTTGATGATGTTTTGTAACTGGGTGTAGATAGGTACTATAAGAAAGATCTTCAACTATTTCGTAATCAACTTCAACAGTAGTTTCATTCCAAGACAAGTTATTGTTTTGGGTAGTTGTCTCTACAATAGATGTATTTTCAAATTGAGTGGTGTTGAAAGTTACTACTAATGGATCTGGAGTAACAAAACATGTCAAAATCTCTGTTGCATCAACAGGAGATAGAGAAACTACTGCTGTTAGAGATTCCATCAAATTTCTATCCCATAGATAGACTTCACTGAAGATGCTTTGCATCTTAACAACACCATAGATACCATCTTGAGCTTTTAATTTAAAATCAAAAGATGATTCTGGGTGGTTGTTTTCTCTAACAACACTATATCCTCTAGAAATAAGTACTCTGGGAGCAATAGCATACCCAGATCCACCATCAACTAAAACAATATCAATAACTTGTCCACCATAAACAAGAACTTCCGCTCTTGCTCCACCACCAGCAGGAGTAGATGGAACAAAGTTTAAAACAGGTGGTGAGTTGTATTGATATGCAGTCGGGTTAATTAAAATATTATTATCAAAATACTGCTGTAGGTCTCTTTTGTTCCAATCAAGACTTACTACGACACCATCTGCTACATTTGCAGTAACACTTAATCCTTCTCCTTTTTTATCTTTATTATAAGATCCGACACTAATTTTACTAAAATAATTATTAGAAACTTGCTTGCCAGGACGATACTCTTTAGTTTTTGCGAATAGTGGCACACTAAAAACTTCACGTTTTTCAGATTCACCATCAATTTGTATAAAATCTCCCACTCTTAAATTAGGATGCTCTTTGATAACAATTCCTTTATATTCGTAACTATCAATCAAATCAGTAGTTGTTATAAAAGGAGAATAGTTACTTTCGACTCTATTCAAAAGTCTTTCATTTTGTTCTGATAGTAAATATGAAACACTAAATGAATCGAATGATACATTAATAGTATCAGTAGTTCCAGCAACAGTACGTCTAGAGAAATATACGGGTTCATCCGGAATCATATCTACGTTTTGTGATCTGATAAACATTTCCCAATCATTGCCATTAGAAAGACCAAAATCAATAAGTTCTCCCCAAACTCTTTGAGTTCCGCCAACAATTTGATAAACGGTAGTTTTGTATGATGTATTTTGCTTAAACCACGAATCAACTTGATCCTTGGTTCCTGCTCCAGAGAAAGCAATAGTTGTTCTGTTAAAGTAAGTATCGTTTTCAAAATCAAATAGTGTTACTGTAGAATTATAATCTTTTCCATAGAAATATAAAATATCAACAGTAGCAGTGGTGTACGAACCATCTGGTTGTTTAGCATATCCCAAAGGATTCTCGAATGTAACAGAAGAACCATTAATTCTATAAGAAAGGGAATCTCTCTGTAGCACACCGTCTACAAAAACATATGCATATAATGGGGTATCAAAGTTTTTAACTCTTCCATAAGTATCTAAAATTGGATATGGATATGATGATCCATTAAAAGGTATTAACTTATTATTAATCCCCAGTCTTTCATATGACCCTACGCTATATCCAAAGAAGTATTCTTCATTTTGTAATTGATCAGGAACACCTTCATAAAGGTCTTTATAATTTTTTGGTGCTTTAGAGAATACAATTTGATCAGTTTTTGCTGAACTATTGAATCTTCTAATTTCGTAAGAACCTTGTTGTAGAACAGCATTTAGATAGATCAAGAAATTTTCATTCTTGTCAGATTTTACAACTGAATTATCTTCATAGAACAAATCAAAGATTCTTGTTCTGCCATCAAAGTTATTAGTAATATCTTTTAATTTTTTCAGATACTTATTATTATCTACGTCTTCTCTAAATTCAAAACCTCTAATATAATATTCTTGTGCAGGAACATCAACTATATTACCATCTACAAGTTGTTGTCTCTTACCAATAGGTGGTTCATAGAATGTAATCTGATTACCATTAATTTTATATGATCTGCCAGGATTTTGTGCTACACCATCAATAGTAATCATGATAGATTGATTATTATTAGGAGTAAATGCAGTTCCTGTATTTTTATCTTTTAAGGTAAATGTTCTGTTTCCGATTTTAAGACCAGTAGAGTCATCATATTTTCCATCAAATTCTGGAGACAATACAATTTCCCTAACTCTAGTTAAAGTCTCGTCAAAAGAATCTACAGATGCAGATCCTGCACCTCTAACAATGGTAGAATCTTCAACTTTAATTATTCCTGTAGTAATAGTTCTTCTTGATGTATATGAAGAAACTGCTGTAGTTGGTAGAATTAAATAATTAGTTAATTTTTGCGAGGTTTGCTGCTCGCCCTTCATTTTGATGTCAGCCGAGGATTCAATATAAACCTCTCCAAACATTTTAAATCCAGCTGGATGGGTATTATCCTTTACTACATTTCTCCAATTATTGATAGGAGTTTTACTTCTAACAACATATGAATAATCTTGATAAAAATCAGAATCAGTAATTCTTTGATTTACCGAACTTAATTTTCCTCTATCAGAATTAAATTTGCCAATAGTCCTTGTTCTGGTATTAATTACCGGAGTAAAGGAAGTTTTAGTAACAGAAATTACATTTGCTGTTTTTCCTTTTGATCTTCCATTAATAGGATACCCCTCTCGGAATACTCCACTGATATTAACTAAACGTAAAATATTAGATCCTTTATTCCATCCATTGGATGCAACTTTACCAGAAGCAAATACAACTCCATTTATTTTTTGCTCAATACTCTCCCCATCACCAAATGCATTTAATTCAAAATTAGATAAAGTCAGTACTTGCGGGGTTTCGTAGTAAGATTGAATAGAATCATCTTTGAAATAGAAAGTACCATTATTAATAAATCGGATGCTTTGAGGAATTCCAATATCATTAGACTCGAAGAATAGTTTATTATCAGTCTCAATAATATCAATTTTTGGTGTGGAATAATAATCCTTACCAGGATTTAAAATTTCTACTGCAGTAACAATACCATTATCAATTTTGACTGCTAACTCTAATCCAGTTCCGTCGCCGGAAACATATGCTTTGGGTTTAGAATAATTTTGTCCCGCAAAATCAATATCTATTTTAGTAATAGAATTGGATGATGCATCACGAACCGCTTTTACATCAGCCTTATATCCTGCCGCAGGAACAACACCTTCTACAGAAGGCAGAGATTTATAGTTTTCTCCAAGATTATCTAATACAATAGAAGCAATTTTGCCTACAGATCTACCTTTATACTGAATATTTCCAGATCCATCATATTGAGGTACATCATCCAAACTATAAACAAACTTGGTATCAGTTGTAAAGACAACTCTTTTACGACCAGCAAGAGGATCTTCCTTAACTCTTAAGAAAGAACTATTGGTATTTGTGGAAGAATTAGTAAGGAAGTAGTAATATGTGGTGTAGTTAACATTTTTTCTTTTAATATCTCCAATATTTGCGCCATATCCTAATCTGATCCTAACAAATGATCCAGCATTTCCTGGTTCTGCCAACCCAACTTCTTTTTCTTCGGTGAATACATTATAATTTGAACTAGTAGAAATATCTAAATACGAACCCAACATCGAAGGATGACTAGTGTCAAATTTGTAAAAGTAATATTTTTGAATATCTACAATAGGATTTGTTAAGAAATCAGTATTGTCTAAAGAAAATAATAGTCTATCATCTAAAGGATCAACATTAGATACTGATACAATTTTTGTAGGAACACTCTGATCTGGGAATGATGAAACTACTGTTATTTTATTTGGGTTAGTAGCATCAAATCCATAATTAACTACTAATCTATGTGTAGTTTCGTTATAAGAAACAACATATGGATCATTAACAGTATTACCAATAATTTGGGTTCCTGGAGTAAATCTATATTTTGGTTGATATGAAGTTACTATAGAATTAGGAAGATGATTTACAGCAGTAGTCCCACCAACACCCCTTTCTAATGATACTTGTCTAGTGTTGGAATCTACAGACGTTACTCTAACAATCTCACTACCTACTGATAGCAAGTCATTTTCCGCAATAGAGAATATTTTATCTAAAACAATTTCGGTTCTCTGTAATCCTAATCCAACAGCATTGACAGATACTAGAGGAATAGCAGTACTTGGTGCTGGGTATACAGTAAGTTCTCCGACCATTTCTGGGTGAGATATACAAACGTAATAATATGTGCCTGGTGCTTGAGGAGCAAACGTAATAGTTTCTGCCTCGTTAGAAGATCCATTATTAGTTACTCCTGTTGCAGCAATATATGTTGCTATCTCTAATGCAACACCATCTTCTTGTCTAATCGTAGTTGAATAATCAGAAACAATCCAAATAACATGACCAGGTATTGGGTTTACAGTAAATGTAGACCCAACTCGCATATCATATCCAGGATTTGTTACACCGCCAACATCAAATCTAAATTGTGGTAAAGGTGCTCCAGGACCAGAAGTAGTTCCGCTTGCAGTAACTACTACACTATCAATAGTAACAGAAGTATCGATTAACTCTCCGGGAACAGTTGTGCGATATTCAAACCAATCGTTATCCGTATCTTCTCCAAGGTAGATATGTTCAACACCATTGCTATCAATAAAAATATCATTTACAGCACCTACGAATGCTGTTACTGCAGCTTTATCCGCACTATCTACTTGGAAGAACCCAATATCATATAATGCAATGTTATCTGCATTCAACTGAACCATTGTCGGATCAATATCAGTATCAAAAATTGTAGGATCTGCTTTTAAAATACTAGATGGATTAATAGTTAATATATCATCACTAGTGTATCCAGAACCACCATCAGTAACTACAATAGATTCAATTTGACCACTATTATCAAAATTAGTAGAATTTACGGTTACTGTTGCTCTCGCATTATCACTATCTCCAGCAGATCCTACAGTTTCTCTAACATTTGTGAAATTACTGAAAATGAGCTCCACATTGTTATAAACTCCACCAGCATAGTCTCTACCAAGACCAACCATGGTAGAATCCCCAACCCCAGTATCATTTACTTTTCCTCGGAATGATTGTGGAGTAAGATCAACTTCTTGATAATCTTTCTTTGCAACATAGTATAATGTTTCGGTGACAGATTCATCAGGGTCAATTTGAATATCGACATCATCTCCTTCGGCAAAATCATGTACTCCTACAGTTTCTGCAATAGCAATAGATTCATTTACTGAAGTAATGTCTACTCCTTGACTCAAGTTAGTAATAGCAACAATTCCTGAACCGGCAGTGTTTGCTAAATCACCACTCTTTAAAATAGTTTTTCCTTCGTCATAATTCAGATAATCAGAAAAATTACCACTGATTACTTTTACTCTTACAGAATTTTGGTCAATTGTAGATGATAATACTGAAGAACTAGCAATTATGTTAGATGGGTCATCAAGAAGAACTAAATCTAATGTGGCATCTTTTGTATATGTACTACTCCTATTCAATAGTATATTCAAGACTGTCGAACTAGATTCGATTGGTGATCCAGATTCAAATGTATTATTAATTGCTCGCAATACAAATGTAGTCTCTTCAATAGTATCTCGAAGCAACTCTCCTGTAGCACCGGTTGATGGTTGCGTGATAGTGTCGCCAGAAAATGAGTAGAATGGTTGTGCTGACATCAATACTGATGCTTTAGTCTCTCTTGATTCTAATGATGTAACTGGTTTTCCAAAAGTAGCAGAAACTCTTCCTGTAGCACCAGTGCCGCCAGTACCAGAATTATTTACATAAACTCTTGAACCAACCGAAAAATTTGGTTGAGAATCTTCTACAGTAACTCCGGAAACAGAACCTCTAGAAATAGAATCAATGATTGCAATTTCTGACTTACCATTCTGTTCGGTTCCTGTAATGAATAATCTCTTTGCTTCTTTTGGAATAGCATTTTGAGTAACATCAGACTGATAGTTTGATTTTACTGGTAATGAGTAATAATTTTCACCAATGATGTATGGAAAGACCGGAACGCCAGTAGCATCAATTGTTAGAAAATATGCATATACTCCTCTGGGAAATTCTGGTGTTACACAAAATCTTCCGTTGTTAACATCCAATCGTGTTTTTCCAGTATCAACTGTTGGTGACCACTCATAGTCATCCACAAATGTTCCCATTTCGTAAGGGGCATCTATCGGACCACCTACTCTGGATGATTTAATAGAATATCCACTTTCCATTTTGGCGATAGCGGAAGATGGATTTAATGGATTTTCATAACCATAAGGTCCATAGATGGGATTTCCATCATATGCATAACCTAAAATAGGGGAGTGAGTCTTTGCTGCAGTAGATTCTACTAATGTAGTAGTAGCAACGTTATCATTTAATCGTAATCTTAATCTTTTTGGATTAGAAATTACACCATAGTAATTTTTATCTCTATTATATCCAGGTACAACTAAACCGCCATTGTCATCAACAACAGTGTTAAAATGTCTGTTTTTTACCCATTCGCGAATATTTGCTTTAGCAGATGCAGAATTTGAAAATGCATCTGGAATTACTGTAACAACTACATTTTCTTGAGTGTAGAATTTACCACCAGAAAGTTTTTCCAGACTAATAATCTGACCCTGGGGAGAAACAACCGCATGATATTCAGCAAATCTACCTTTGCCAGAAAAATCACTAATAAGAATTGCTGGAGATGCTGAATAATATTCTCCAGGATTTACAATACGAATACTAGTAATTTCTCCTGATGTTACGATAGGTTCTAAAACAGCATCTCTACCACTAACAATCTCAACCGTAGGAGCAGATGTGTAATTAGTACTATCGGTACTGATAATGTCAGAAACAGTATCACCAGTTAAAATAGCATCTGCTTTACCAGATACTTTATTAATTAAGATAAATGGAGGTTTTTGATATCCAGATCCCCTACGAGTAACCACAAATTCTGTGATAGGACCATATTCAATTAAATTTTCGTTTTTAAATCCAAATGCAATTGAACCATCAACAAAGAGACCGATATCTCTTCGAGGAGTTTTGTAAATTTCTGATGTAGTAGTTGTCTCTTTTGGAATAATTTTAAGAAGTTGTGGATCTGAAAGAGTTTCAGTAACCCCTGATGGTAAAATTTTTGTAGATGGGTATGAAGAAGTAGCAAAATAGTATAAATCATTATCTTCATAAATTGAACCAACTCCTGCAAGTACCTTCTCTAAAGCCTGTCCTACACTGGGATTTAGAGGAACTGATGGACTATCTCCCGTAACATTCACCTTCCAGCGATAGTTCTTATCAGAATCACTGAATAAAAGTGGATTTGCAGATTCAAACCCTGGAGTTGAAACTTGAATACGATCATTAACTGATGCATATGGATGAGCATCGTCAATAAGTAAAGTATTGAGAGTTCCGTATGCTAATAAAGAAACAATGCCATTAGGGGTAACAGATTTTAATGTGGAGTAATTAGTAACTTCATCTCCTACACTATGAGTTCTATTAATTGTTCCTCGCTGTTTGATTACAAATTGGCGTGCATTCTTACCTTCATACGAAATTACCTCGTTATTAATAACAATCACACCATTAGTATCATCCCATCCAAATGTAGAATCTACAGTAATAGTATCACCAGTAGTTTGAGCAGGATCAACAATTCTATTAAGAACCGTTCTTTGAGGAATTACAAATTCTGAATTGATTGATTGTGGATTAACAACTAGATTAAATAACTGATCTCCATTATTAGAATCTACTGTATAGAAATTTTCGATTACAGCAGATGCATAATTCACATTAGAATTATTATCAGACTGTTGTACTACAGTTTGTCCTATCAACCATTCCGGATTTCCTGAAAGAATCCTACATTGAATTACATAGGAAGAGTCCCAATCAGAAACTGAAGCTTTTAATGTTTGATCCTTTGGGTTATATGTGGTTGGGGTGTCATTATCCGATATAATAGTATTAAAAAGAAATCTAATAGATTTATCAGTTCCTTTTACTTTATAAAAATTAGAAATATTCTTGATAAGGATTCGCTTATCTACATCCTTTTTGATGTATTCTTCTGGAAAAGATTCTAAATATTGAATTTCAAATGACTTTACAATAGCATATAAAAACAGGTGACTTAAATTATCAACATTACTGCCATTATCATGAGTAGTCGAATCTGAAGAAACAAATTTTGATTTGGAATACAAATCACCGAGTTGAGTAGTACCACTCACTCCTCGGGAAACTTCTAACAACTCTGTTGATGTTCTCTCTTTATAAAAACAAATTTCATTACCAATTTTAACATAACCATTTTTTAATGGGAACGAAGAGGCATCCGCTACAATAATAGTAGTATCAGTAGAATTTAACGATGATGAAAGAGTTGTTCTCTCTTGTAACAACTTTTTCTCATAAAAATCAATATCATAGTATGATGTTAAATTTGTAATAATATCTAAAGGATTGCCTGTAGACTCTAAATTTTCATAGTAAGATTCAAGAACTTTCTGAAAGTTCTCGTATTCTGATACAATAAACCCTGGAAGTTGATCTTCAATGAGTGAAGAGATCTGTGTATTCATCTAGTTACTCTGGATATACCGTGAACTTACTATTAGAAATGTCTACATCTAAATATAGACTTCTTTCTGCGACAATATCATTACTAGCAGGTTCTACCCTGACTTGAATTCTGTTGTCGAAGAAACTACCGAGAATGATGGTTAAATCATATAACATAATTTCACCTGTTGCATAATCAACGGTTCCTAAAGAATCATTCAACACAACTTTTTCACCAGTTGCAGGATCTATTCTATATAGGGCAATTTTTCCCTCCCTATCTTCAAAATAGACAGTGTAATTGGGATATTCACTGACTTTAAATCCAGTGCTTTGCAGTACAGGTCCATCACATGATTTTCTAAATGCATTTTGGAAACATAACTCATAAAAATAAGTAGAATTTAACGAAGGATAAAAATCCTTACGCAACATAATACTTGTAGTATTTGAGTTGACAGACATATCAGATTCGTCAATCACTCCCACATACTTACTAAATCTAAACTTGCCATTGAATTGTTCAGTTTGTGATAGATCGGTGTAATTATCTACTGCACTAATAACTTTAGATTTAATTTCTTCTGGGAATTGTGTAGTCTCTCTAGTATTGTAATATATCGAACTATTGATCTCGATATAAAGAACCGATGCATCTAAAATGTTTGGTGTAACAGATGCAACAGAATAATCTTTAAGACCTTCAATAATTTGCTGTTTGGTGAATGTTGATAAAGAAGAACCACTATTTGGTTTTATGATAATCTTTACCGTACCATATTCAGGATATCTTTCTTCTTCTCCACCATATACAATGATATCAGAGACTGCTGGGTAGATCTTTCTTACAATCGCTGCATAATCTTTAGCAGTTACCGCTCTATTTTGTGTTGCATACTGCTTTGGAGCATTAAACTTGATCTTATCGATTGTTTCAATAGCCGCTCCACCAGAAGCATTAGAAACAGTTACTACATTAGATACCACTACAGGGTATACTTGATCACTCTCATCAAGTAAAGTTCCCGCGAATGTAAACTGTGAAGCACCATTAGTTGCTTCTCCATTCGTAATTAAGTATGATACATCAACTACCTGATCATTATCTAATGCCTTACCAATAACATTGTCGCCAAAGAATAACTGATACTGCTCATCTAATGATTCATCAACATAGAAGATATTATTTGTAGACGTAATATCGATAATAGTATCGATTTGATTATAATATACAAATGATGATGACGATGGAGATTCAAATACTCTCACTCTAATAGTGCTCGTATCGGTATTTGAATTTGATAGAACAAATTTTTGTTTTGATAATGAAGTATCAACTACAAATTGGTTAGTAATTAAATTACCTTCAAATAATGATACATTATTAAAGAATGCCTCTCTGTTTTCCACAGGCACCTTAATATCATCAATTGCAACATATCGATACAATTGATCGTCAAATGTAGTAACGAATCCTGTACCCTTCTTGAGAATAATAGTAGAAGGTGCCGTACCAGGAAATGTTACTTTAAAATTAATACTTGCTTCTGGAGCAACAACAGACTTTGGTTTATATCCTAATTGCTTCGCCAGTGTAATAACATTGTCTCTTAAAGTCGCAGACTCAAGAAATAATTCATTCGTCACCATGTTGGTGTTGAATGCAGTGTAATATGTATTATATGCTAATACATCTAATAGGTTTGACCAAACAGAACCTTCAAAATCAAAGTCAGTAAAATCTGTCCTCGACCTCAAGTAATCTTTGAGTTCTGTTTTAATATCGGTAAAATCTAAATTACTAACCTGAACGTACTTCATTATTGAGTTCTCTGCAGAAGGAAGTTAATTTGTAGTGGTGTAACGTCTTCGCGACCACGAATCTCAAATTCAAAATGCACATCAAATGCATTATCACTAAAGTTGGGTTCTACTGTCAACCCAACCACCTTCACTCTTGGTTCATAATTACGAATAGTGTCGTTGATCTCATTCTTGATAAGTGCTGCTACACCAAAATCTAATGGTTCAAACAACAACTCTGATAAACTAGATCCTAATTGTGGTTGAAAAGGACGCTCACCAGGAACAGTCATCAATAAGTTAACAATTGACTGCTTAATGGCAGCATCCTCTTTGGATACTTGCAAATCACCAGTAATCGGATGTGGTTTAAAATTAACCTTTAAATCCTTAAAAGGAGCGAGATCTGGCACAACAGGACACTTTTATTTTTATTTAGTAGGCTTTTCCTGCTTCTCTTCTTTGACCTTCTTTAAAAATTTATCAGAATCAACTTGAGTGATTAATGTCATACCTCTTTTGATAAAATCTTTACTTTTATCTGTTGGCGAATTACCCATTGTGCTCTCCTGTATTTTATATTATAATTTATTAAAAAAAGGGGGTAATACCCCCAGTAAATCAACCCCGACCTTGACCCCGATAACGCTTCTTTGCTTTGTTACGTGAAGTCGGAGTATACTTCGTGTGCTTACCCATACCCTGTCTGGTTCTCTTGGGTTGCGATTCGATTGTGTCGTTACTAGACAGACTTGGACGATTTGCCATGAGTTTTAGTGTGAACTATAGTTATTATACCACAAAATCAACCGCCTGCCAATACCGAGTGTGAACCTGATGCCATAACTGCAATACCACCAGGACCAAGACTTACCAGAATATCCCCGATACGTGCTACTCCTCTTTTATTCACATATATTGTTAGAGATCCTAATGCAATCTGATCAATATGAGGAGATTTCTTTGGACAGACATGTGGTGCAGTTACATCTCCCACTTTTGCAGCAGGTAACTTATTAACTAATACTGTACCTATAGCACTTGTAATGGGTACTGGGAACCAACACCCATGTCCACTCTCGAAGTCGCCTAACCGACTTATTCCAGATCCTACTATCGCCATTAGTACTTTGCCTCCTCTCCTGGTAATGCAGTCTTTTGTCTATTTATTCTATATTGTATACGTTTACCATGTGCCGTCCAGTTATTGACTACATCCATGTATGCCGGAAATACCCAAGTATATGGTGGACATGTACTCGTTACAGTAATCGTAAAGAATAGTCGTTCCATTATAATCATAGAAGGTTTCATTGACCACATATAACTACTATTCACTGATGCTTGCTCTGTCGCAATAGTTCCTTTAGTTAGCGCAGCA